TACCGACTTCGTAACGGTCGCCACCTCGACGGCAGACGGCGTGACTTCGGTGTCCGGCACCGGCACGGTGCAGGGCTTGACGCTCAGCGGCACGGTAACCTCCACAGGCTCCCTCACGCTCGGCGGCTCGCTATCTGCGGTCAGCTTGACCTCTCAGGTCACCGGTACTTTGCCTATAGCCAACGGTGGAACGGGAACGACATCAACCCAGTTTGCCAACCTGACGACAAATGTCACCGGCATCCTGCCTGTGGCCAACGGCGGTACGGGGGTGAACACCCTGACGGGCATCGTCAAGGCCAGCGGAACGAGCGCGTTCTCTGCGGCGGTATCGGGTACTGACTACGCTCCGGCAACGTCCGGCACGGCCATCTTGTATGGCAACGGCTCGGGTGGATTTAGCAACGTCACCATCGGATCGGGCATCAGTTTTGCAGGCGGCACGCTGTCTGCCACAGGCTCGGGCGGTACGGTCACCTCGGTTACTGCTTCAGCGCCCCTGGCCTCGTCTGGTGGGGCAACGCCCAACATCAGTTTCACCGGCACGCTGGCCGTGGCCAACGGCGGTACTGGGGCTTCGGATGCGGCTACTGCTCGGTCAAACCTTTCGGTGCCGTCAAATACCGGATCGGGAGCAAGCGGGACTTGGGGTATCAACATCAGCGGCAACGCGGCCACCGCTACATCAGCCACCAGCGCGACTTCGGCAACTACGGCAACGTCTGCTGGTTCGCTGTCCACGACCAACTTCACAGTGACGCAGTCCGGCACTAAACTGGTGATCAGTTACAACGGCACCCCGGTGCTGAGTATAGATAGCACCGGCAATCTGGTCGGTTTGAACAACGTCACCGCCTACGGCACCCCGTAAGGAGTAGAAATGGCACTGCCTTCATCCGGCCCCCTGAGCATCAACGATATTGCCGGTGAGTTCGGCGGATCGACTCCGCATGCAATGTCCGAGTATTACGCCGGAGGCGGGTTGGTTCCTGCGGGCACCAGTGGAACGTATGGGGCAGTACCCAGCAGCGGAACGATCTCCATTCAAAATTTCTACGGTACGTCTAATTTTGTGCCAGTTTATATCGAGGAAGTATTTTCGACGTACCTCTACACCGGCAACTCATCCACGCAGACCATCACCAACGGTATTAATCTGTCCGCAAATGGTGGGTTGGTTTGGACAAAAGCCCGAAATAGAGCATTTAGTCATGAACTTACCGATACAGCGCGGGGAGCAGGTAATGATTTGTTCACCGATTATGCTTTTGGACAACAACCAATATCAGATGTTATAGGTTTTAATTCATCTGGTTTTAATCTTGGCTATAGGAGCGCGTATGGAAATAATGCGGGGGATAGTTACGTCTCATGGACATTCCGCAAGCAGCCGAAGTTCTTTGATGTGATGACGTATACGGGCAATGGCAGCAACCGCACCATTGCCCACAGCCTCGGCTCAGTGCCGGGGTGCATCATTGTCAAGCGCACGGACACCACTGCTGACTGGCAGGTTTACCACCGCAGTAACGCCAATACCGAATACATGGTGTTGAACAGCACGGCGGCAAAGGCTACAGGCACTACGCGCTGGAACAGCACTACGCCTACCAGCACTGAATTCAGCCTCGGCACTGATACAACGGTCAACGCCTCTGGCGGCACCTACGTCGCCTACCTCTTCGCCCACAACGCAGGAGGCTTTGGCCTGACGGGTACGGACAATGTGATTTCGTGTGGGTCATTTACGACAGATGGTAGTGGCAACGCCACGGTTAATATTGGATATGAACCACAATTTATAATCATAAAACCGACATCGAGAGCCGATGATTGGAAGATTTTTGATGTAATGAGAGGTTGGTCTGTCATAACAGACGGCGCTGCATTGTTGATTCCAAATAACGACAATGCAGAAGCATTTAGCAATTTAGGCAATCCAACAGCAACCGGGTTCACTTTCTCAAACGCAGCAAGCGAAACATCTATATACATCGCCATCCGTCGCGGCCCGATGAGAACTCCGACGACGGGGACGAGTGTGTTTGAGCCGGTTGCGGCAACACAAGGCTTAAACACTTCAACACCTGCCAATTCATCTATTCTTGATGATGCGTTTATTTCAAGTGGTCGCACCACTGCAACCGTTCAGTTCAACGTAGGAGACAGGCTGCGGGGCAGTCCATTTTTCTTCACCCAAGGAACAAACGCCGAAACATCGGGTATTTATTCATGGGCTAGGCAAACTGGAGTCGCATTCACGGCGAACTTGACAACTTCCGGTTCGCTAATCATGTATCACTTCCGCCGCGCCCCCGGCTTCTTTGATGTGGTTTGTTATACGGGGACGGGTTCTGCAAGGACGGTGAATCACAACTTGGGCGTTGTGCCTGAGTTGATGATTGTGAAGGGGCGTTCGTTCACGTCGAGTTGGCATATTTATGACGCCACAAATGGCGCCACCAACTATATGCGCTTCAACAACGACCCGTCCACTGCGCTGTCCACAATTTGGAATAACACGGCACCAACCTCTACGCAGTTTACTGTTGGTACGTCCGTAGGAACAAATTCCAGTGGTCAAACTTACGTCGCCTACCTCTTTTCCACCGTCGCGGGAGTTAGCAAGGTTGGTTCATACACCGGCACTGGTGCGCTTCAGACCGTCAACTGCGGGTTTACCGGCGGCGCTAGGTTCGTGCTCATCAAACGCACGGACGCAGGTGGCGATTGGTGGGTGTATGACTCTGCACGCGGTATTACAAGTAGCGACGATCCTTACCTGTTTATGAACACGTCGGCTGCGGAAGTCACAAACACCAACTACGTTGATACCACCGGTGTGGGGTTCCAAGTCACCGCAGCAGCCCCGGCGGGGTTGAATGCAAACGGCGGCACATACATCTTCCTCGCCATCGCATAAGGAGCAATCATGGAAATCAGAATCAGGGCCACGGGCCAAGTGATGTTTTGGAGTGAGTTCCGTGAACTACTCCTCAGTCAGAATCCCAGTGAACTGATCACTGTGCTGCCCCAGACCGAGGAATGGCTGGACGCGCATGGGGCAGATGTGGTGTTTGAAGGCCCACAGGCTACCGGCGGGACGGTCTATCAGTTCTCCATGCGCCAGGGTGTGGAGCAGATTGGCGGCAAATGGCACACCAAGTATGTGCTTGGCCCGATCTTCACCGACACCACGGACGAAGACGGCAAGGTCACGACTGCCGCCGAGAATGAAGCAGCGTACAAGGCCCAGAAAGATGCGGAGCAGGCGCAGCGTGTACGCGAGCAGCGCAACCAGAAACTTGCCGACTGCGACTGGACCCAATTGGCAGACTCCCCCGTGGACAAGGCTGTGTGGGCAACGTACCGCCAAGCCCTGCGGGATGTGCCTGGGCAGGCTGGGTTCCCCTGGACCGTCAACTGGCCAGAGCAGCCCTAATTTATGGAGCCCATAACCGGCATTCTTGCGGCAGTCTCAGCAGCGAATGCCGCGTTTGGGGCCGTTAAGAAACTCGTCGCCACGGGCCGCGAGATTCAGGACGTTGCCGGTCAGATTGGCAAGTGGTACGGCGCTTTCGGGGACTTCAACCGCCTAGCCAACGACAAGGCCAACAAGAAGCCCTCAGTCTTTAAGCGGCTGCTGCACGACGACAGCATTGAGCAGGAAGCCTTGCAGATCACGATGCACAAGCAGGCGCTGATCAAGCAGGAGTACGAACTCAAGATTCTGATCATCGCTCACTACGGTGAGAACGTCTACAACGAGATGATCATGGAGCGCATCCGGCTAAAGAAGGAGCGCGAGAAGAAGGAGCGTGAGCACCGCCTGCGGCAGCAGGAGTTCATGCTCAACGCCAAGTACGGCGCAGCAATTGCCTTCGTGGCAGTCGCCCTGATTGGGGTGGGTTACTACTTACTCGACAAGGTACAGCAATGAGTTTCAGGAAGCCGCCGGAAGGCGCAAGCCGTTCAGAGAGGGAGGCCCATGTCAAGGCTCTTGCTGCGGTTTCTATTAGCCTGCTTGCTCTACTCCTTGCTGTTACAAATTACTTTGCCGGAAGGAACTCCTCTGCGGTTCTCAACGGAACCATAGAGTCCAACAACCTGTGGGCGTGGTATCAGGCCAAGAACGTCCGGGCGACCATCTACGAGGTCACCAACAACGAGCAGAAGGCCACCAAGCAACGCGCCGACATGGACGAGATCATGGAGAAGGCCCGTGCTGCCGAAGCCAAGCGCGATGCCGCCAAGGCCAAGTCTTCCTACTACTCTTACTCCGGCATGGCGCTGCAACTGGCCATCGTCCTGTCCTCTGCCGCCATCCTGGCCGTCACCCTGAGTCTGTTCTACGCCTCCATCGGCGTGGGGGCGGTCGGGGTGCTTTTGTTCTTCTTTGCTCTAGGAGCCTGAGATGCTGTCGCTTCTTTCCACCCTCGGGGGCTTGCTCCTCTCGGGCCTGCCCAAATTGCTCGAATACTTCCAAAACAAGGCAGATCAAGCCCATGAACTGAAGTTGGCTCAGGTGCAGACCGAGCGGGAACTCCAACTGGCAGCGGCAGGCTTTGCCGCCCAGGCCCGGATGGAGGAGATTCGCACCGAGCAGGTGGCGATGGAGACCGACGCCCGGATGACCGAGGCGGCTCTGGCGCACGACCAGAAGATCATGGACAAGGCTTCCCGGTGGGTGGTGAACTACACCGGCACCGTTCGCCCTACAGTTACCTACATCTTCGTCTTTGAGTTGGTGGCCATCAACGCTTTCATGGCGTGGTATCTGTGGAACCACCCGACGCTCATTCAGAGCATGGACGACATCATCCTGTACTCCGACCTGATCTTCTCTGCCGACGAGATGGCGATCCTCGGGGGCATCATCGGCTACTGGTTCGGTTCTCGCCAGTGGAGTAAGAAGTGAAACTGAGCAAGGTGGGCGAGGCTCTCATGCACAAGTATGAGGGCTTTAGGAGTAAACCCTACCTTTGCCCTGCCCACATCTGGACGATTGGCTATGGCCACGTCCTGTACCAAGAGCAGATTAGGCTCCCGGTCATCCGCAAGGAAGGCTACACCGGGATGCTCCGCTCTGAGTTCCCCCTAAAGCCGGAGGACAACCGTGTCTGGACTAAGACGGAGATCGACGAACTATTCCACGCTGACGTCGTCACTTTTGAACGTGGTGTTCTTCGACTTGTTCCCGGTGTACCTGGGCGTCAAGGCAGCTTTGACGCTCTGGTCAGTTTTGCCTTCAATGCAGGGCTAGGCAACCTTCAGCGCAGCCAGATCAGGATGCGGGCCAACCGGGACGACTGGAGCGGGGCGGCAGATGCCTTCCGCCAGTGGACGATGGGTGGTGGCAAAGTCCTGCCCGGTCTGGTAAAACGCCGCGAGGCAGAGATTGCCCTTTTCTTGTCTTGACACGAGAATACGGTTATGCCACTCCAGAAAATTCTGTTCAAGCCCGGAGTCAACCGCGAGAACACGCGGTATACCACCGAAGGCGGGTGGTACGACTGCGACAAGGTTCGGTTCCGTCAAGGCACGCCAGAAAAGATTGGCGGGTGGCAGCGCATTTCATCCAACATTTTCCTTGGCACCTGCCGCTCGCTGTGGAACTGGGTGACCTTGGGGTTTTTGAACTTGGTGGGTGTGGGCACCAACCTCAAGTTCTACATTGAAAAGGGCGGCGCCTACAACGACATCACGCCGCTGCGTGTCACCACCACGCTACCCTTGGATCCGTTTACGGGTAACGGCACAACCACGGTGACGGTCAACGCCCCTGCGCATGGCGCAGTAACGGGCGACTTTGTGACGTTCAGTGGGGTGACAGGCGCGTCTGCTGCGCTTCTTAACGGCGAGTTCCAACTGACGGTCGTCAACGTCAACACGTACACCATTACCACTTCCTCCTCCGTGCCCATC